CTGGAAGATATAAGGTAATGGATTTTGTTACCACGTATCATCCGGAAGGTGAAACACCGCCGCAATTCAGATATTGCAGAAACCTGATGCTGGATTTCAATGTTCGTTACGGTTATTATCTGTTGGAACAAATAAATGTGGTTGACCATGTTATTGCAAATGATGTGGATATTGTTTCAGCAACATCTGTTATCAAACCAAAACAGTGGAAACAGATTTTATTTAATTATTTTGAAAGCCTGGTGAACAGAGGATTGGTAGTAGATGCATCTTTTTCACAAACATCATTATTGGTTGGACTTTCTTCCACAAACCCTGACCGTTTAGAAACATTTTTCAGATACAAAAGATCAGGTATTGCTCGAATTGCTTCAACAACGGCAGAAGCAGGATTTAATTTCGGAACTTTAAATTAATACATAAATGGCTTCAGGCGGCGACATTATAGAAATAACTTATAACCATCCAACATTGGGAACTGGTGTGTTTTTACCGAAAGCAGGTGAAGATAATTCATATTTCCCTGGTGGTGTTACAACCGGTTCGGATGCTAATATGATTACCGCTTCTGGTGATCCTATCTGGCAGCAAAACCGTTCACGCGGATATTTTGTGGCAACGGTAGCAAATGAACAGAATACAAAACAGGATTTGGAAAAGATAATCGAATTATCTGCTTCACCTATTCCTGCAGACTGGACTTTTTCTGTAATTAACGGTGTTACTTATGGTGGAAAAGGAAAGCCGGTAGATGTTCCTGAAGGAAATATTAACCAGTCTACATTTTCACTACGTGTAGAAGGTGGCCAGTTTAAAAAGATTGTTGGATGATTTTAAAATAGTTCTTTAAATAAATAAAAATGTCAGCATTAGCACCGGAAGTAGCAATTCAGGAAATTGAAAAATGGTTGGACCATAAGAAAGTTTCTGCAAACAAAAGAGAATCAAACGAAGAAGCCATTAAAACATTAGCTGAAGAAATATCTTCAGGCAATATGATTTTAACGGATTCTTTTAATTTGGAATATAAGCTTAAATCACCGATTAAGTCTGAACAGCCTACCACACAATTAGTGTTTAAGCCCAGATTAACAATCGGAACAGTTTATAATCATTTACAGGGTGTAAAACCAACAGATGCTGACGGAAGATTATTTGCTTATGCAGCTGCTTTGACCACAAATCCGAAAGATTTAATTAAGAATCTTGAAATTGATGATTGGAACATCGTGCAGGCAGTCGTGGTTTTTTTTCTTTAGACAATGAAAGTTTAGAAAACATTATAAAAACAGTAGTTCGTGAGCATCATTTTTCGCCAGTGGAAATTGATGCTTTTTTTTTGGATGAACAGGATTATAAAGGATTAACATACTGGTATAATGACTGCAGGGAAATGAACGAAGAATTAAAACCTAAAAAAACCGGAAATAAAAAATAATGAATGCTGCATTAAAGGTTCCAACCATATTTTCTGCTGTCGATAAATTCAGTTCGGTAGTAAAAGGTATGAGTAAAACAATGGATTCTTTTGCTCATAAAGGCCAGCGTGCTATAAATAAAATAGACAGTGCTATAAATAGACTTACACCTTCATTGTCTGGTGTACAAAAAGAATTTTTATCATTTGCATCTGCTGCGGCTGTTTCCGCTGCTATATTTTCAGGCATTTCATTTGGTGCCAAATCATTAATAGATTATGAAACTGCATTACATTCCTTAGAAGCAGTAACTGGCGAATCTAGTGATAAATTTAGAACACAGATAGAAAGCATTGCTATAAAAACTAAAAAGTCTGCAATTGACGTTGCAAGCAGTTTTGAAGTAATTGGTTCTGCTATGTCAGAATATCTTAATGACCCCAAAGCATTAGGACAAATTACTGAAGCTGGAATTACACTTTCTAAGGCTTCAAGAATGCAGTTGCAGCCAACTTTAGAGGCATTAACTTCTGTGATGAATCAATTTAAGTTATCTGCTGCTTCTGCAAATGATACTATAAATAGATTAACAGCCGGAGAAATTGTTGGTTCTGTTTCTACATCTAAGATAGCTGCAGGATTGCAGGAATTTGGTGCAAATGCTTTCGCCGCAAATGTAAAATTAAGTGAATCAGTTGCTTTATTAGAAACATTAGGAAAGCAAATGGATCATAGCAAAATTGCAGTTGGTGCCCGGAATATTTTGAATATATTAAGTTCTGCAAAAGGATTACCTAAAGAAGCAGTAACTTCATTAAAACAGCATGGTGTTAATTTATCATTTTTAATGGATAAATCTAAATCTTTAGGTGATCGTTTAACAGAATTAAGCAAAATACAAGGTGATGCCGTTGCAATTTCAAATGTTTTTGGTAAGGAAAATATGACAGCAGGAAACGTTATTTTTTCAAATTTGGATACATATAAACAATGGGAAATACAGATTAAAAATACAAATAAAGCTCAACAACAAGCTGCCGTAAATTCTAACACGTTTTCTAATGCAGTTAGTGAGGTAAAAAATTCTTTTGTGAATACTTTAGTATCTACAGATAAATTAAATTCAGGATTAGAATTAATGAAATCTATATTATTTTTTGTAAGTGATAATATGTCTACAATTCTAAATGTTGGTGCTAAATTATTAATTGGATTTGCTGCGTGGAAAACTTTAGTAATTTCAGTGGAGGCTGCAATGTGGTTATATAATTTATCTTTAGCTGTAAATGGAACATTACAAGGTACTTCTACAGCAATGACTGTAGCTGCTAACATAGTATATGGTTTATATGCTGGATTGGTTATTGCAGCTACTGCGGCACAATGGTTGCTAAATGCTGCATTATCCGCTAATCCTATTGGTTTGGTAATAATTGCAATTGCCGCATTAATAGCTTTAGTAGTAGTAATTGTAAAAAAATGGAATGATTGGGGCGCTGCACTTTCAATGTTTTTAGGACCATTAGGGTTAGTAATTTCTTTGATTCAATCTTTCCGCAGAAATTGGGATATGGTTGTGGCAGCTTTCAAAACAGAAGGAATTTTAGGTGGTTTAAAAGCAATTGGCAAAGTATTTTTAGATGCATTAATTATGCCTTTGCAGCAGGCATTAAGTTTAGTTGCAAAACTTACCGGTGCAAAATGGGCTGTTAGCGCAGTAGCAGACTTGCAGGCATTGCGTAATGCCATTGGTGTAAATACCGTAACAGATGAAAATGGAAGATCATTAAATGCTGCACCGGTAATTAATACTAAAAGAACAATTGAAGAATCCAGAACAGCATCTGAAATAACAAAAACACAATTTTTAACAATTGATTTTAAGAATATGCCAAAAGGTGTGGAGGCTGTTGGACAAGGACAAGGTGCAACGCTTCCTGGTTTAACACCAACATTTGGATTTTAAGAAATGGATTTAAAAGTAATTGAAACAGGAAACGGTGGTGATATAACCAAAAATGGCAGCGATTTGGCCATGGTTTTTTCATTTGAAAATATGCCATACCTGGCACTGTTTGGCGGTAACGTGGAAGCGGTAACACAGCAGAAACGTTTAGAATCTGAACAGGCATTTGATTTTTGGGGAAATAGTTTGCTGTTTATAAATGATACCAGCATCCAGTTCAATTCTTTAACAGAAAAAACACTACAGGAAACACCATTAACTTCATCAGGAAGGCTGATTATAGAAAATGCTATAAAAGCTGATTTAGAATTTATGGCACCATTTGCAGAAGTAACGGTTGTTACGGAAATAGTTGCCACAGATCAGATTAATATTGGTATTGGCATAAAAAAACCCGACAACCTGGAAGAAAAAAGATTTATATACATCTGGGAAAATGGAAAGCTATTATTGCTGGATGAAGAATACAGAATTAATCCGGTAGCTATGACTGATGAATTTTTACAATACGAATTAAATGCATTTTTATAATGGATAGAATTACTTATACAAATAAAGAAGACCGCCGTACATCAGGTATTCCTGCAAAAAATAAAGTAGTTGCAGCGGATATGAATGAAATAAAATCAGTGGTCAATGCAATTATTGACAAACTGGATACGGCAAAAATACCGCAATCTATTGCTATCACATCTGCTGATTTTTCAGGTGATGTGTATATAAATACTTTACTGATTAACAAAACACCGGTGACAGATTTCAATATATGGACCAATGATGGTTCCGGTGTATTATTGAAATACAATGATGGTTATACGTTTACATCCGGCACGGGAACCGTGACCATGCCAAGCGGAAACTACAGATTAGAAATTTATAAAAACTTAGTTTAATGCAATCCATTCCAACAATTACAGAATTATACGATGCTGTACTGGCTGATCTGGAAGCACAGTACAATTTAAGCATTCCGGTATTTGGTAAAAATTTCCTGCGTGTTTTGGCTGCTGTGCAAGCGGCTAAATTAAAGCTGTTTTATCTGTCATTAGCAAATATTCAGAAGAATATTTTTATTGATACGGCAGAAAGTGAAGCGATTGGCGGCACACTGGAACGATTTGGTCGTGTAAAATTAAACAGAAATCCTTTTCCTGCCACTGCCGGACAATACACATTGCAAGTTACCGGAACAATTGGTGCAGTTATATCGGCGCAGACAACATTTAAAAGTGATGATACTTCACAGAATCCGGGAAACCTTTTTATTTTAGATGCAGCATATACATTAGTTGCTACTACCGATACAATAACAGTACGTTCTTTATCTACCGGTATTGAAACAAAATTAGCGGTAGGTGATACTTTAACGGCAACGGCACCAATTGCATTAGTAAATAAATTAGCAGAAGTAACGGCTGAAATAGTAGAACCATCTGCCGCGGAAACCATTGAAGATTACAGAACGAAAGCGTTAGATGCATATCGTTTAGAACCGCAAGGCGGTGCTGCCACAGATTATCGTTTGTGGGCTGCGGATGCACAGGGTGTAAAACAAAGCTATGCTTATGCTAAATCAGGAACTGATTATCAGATTAATCTATATGTAGAAGCAACCATTGCAGATTCTATTGATGGAAAAGGAACACCATCCGCATTATTATTAGCGGAAGTGGAAGAAGTGGTGGAGTTTGATCCGGATGACACGCGCCCGGATGAAGAACGTGGCCGCCGCCCACTGCAGGCAATTGTAAATTTTCTTCCGGTTTCCATTCGTGAAGTAGATATTATAATAAATGGATTAGTTGGAAGAAATACAGATATAGAAAATTTAATTATTGATGCTTTAACGGCAGAAATAAATAAGGTGCGACCGTTTGTTTCCGCTTGTGATGTTTTGGCAGATAAAAATGATATTTTAGATAATAACAAAATAATTGCAACCATATTAAATGCGCGGCCAGGTTCTGTGTTTGGTGCTATTACATTAAAAGTTGATTCAACTATTTATTCATCTTTCACTTTTGTAAATGGTTTTATACCGCATCTAAATTCTATTACGTTTGCTTAATTTTTTATCTGACATATTATCTTTAACAAAACAGCTGTATCCTACAGGAAGGGCATTCAAGATGCCTAAAGATGGATGGCTGGAATCTTTGCACTACGCGCTTAGTTTAAGTGAAAACAGGGCATACAATGATGCCGTTGCTTTACTATATGCCATTCTTCCGGACAATGCAGAATTTACAGAAGATGATGCATATGACTGGGAAATACGTTTAGGTATGATAACTAGTTTAGGTGT